TTCTGTTCCAGAAAAAGTTCCAGAGAACGTTACAGATCTATCTGTTGTGTTTAATGGTTGTGAATTATATGATGGTATTGATGGAGAAGCAACTAAAACCTTTTCCGAGTCTGCATAAAGATTTTGAACATTAGCAGTGTATATTACAGAATTTGGGAATGGATTTGATACCACTCTAAGAATCGTTCTTTTTATGGTATAAGTTCCACTTATGGAAAGATCGCCTTGTCCTTTTACAATAATTGATTTGTCAGATAAGACATCAATTACGTTTGAATTATTCGTTACACCAGTAGTTGATGTTATTGTTATTTTGTCACCAAGTTTAAAATAATGCCTTACCTTTAAATTAAGTCTGTAAGTTTTATCAGAACTATCTACTAGAGATAAAGATTCTGTCTGATAACTGGGAGCAGCATTATAGAACCAACTATTAAATTTAAATCCACTCTTTTTGATACCAAGAGTGTCAATCAGAGCGGTATCACCTGGATTATATCCATAAGCATCCTGAGGATAATCAAGTTCATTGAGAACGGAATTAATTCTGACTTGTATTTGTGTGAGTTGGTCTGAGAAAGAATATCCGTATGCATAAGTATTGATTCCAACACTTGCTCCATCAGCAAGGTTGCTGGTTATGTTTTCACATCCGTAGAATTGTGTTAAAGATTTTGATCTATATGAAATAATACCAGATGTTGTATCAGTGAATGTAACTGCCAGCTCTCCAGTAGTTGGGAATCCCACAGTTGATTCAACATCAATTGCAGTGGTTCCTGAAGAAACTGATCCAATTATTTTTGTCTTCGGATGTACTTTAAACTCTCCATAGAGAGATCCATCAGAAATTAGTGATCTATTATATCCACCATCAATACTTAATTTGTAAAAAGTTTCTCCCTCTAAGGACTTAATTTCTTCTACAGATGTAATTGGAGCATATGCTCTAGTATATTCATCATTATACTCATCTTGGAATAAAGTAACATCTTGGAGATCCATAGGATCTCCAGTGACAACTTCAACTACGAAATCTTTTGTTTTTTGGTAGTTTGCATCAGATGGAGTGAAAAGAAATTCACTTGGTTTTACAACCTTTACTTCTTCACCATAAAGTGCTTGGAACAAAATCTCAAAAGATCTATCAGTTCCTTTTGAAGAGTAAAAATCTTTTGATTGTTTTATAAAAAGGTTTTGATTAACAGAACTAGAAATTGGTCTGTTCTCAAAACCAGGTAATACTTGTTTTTTTGCCTTCAGTAAGAATTCTTTTAAGAAAAGAACACTGAGATTTGAAATTGTTGATTCTGCATCATGAGAATCAGCATCTGTGCTTGAAAATACTAATTGCTCTGGGTTTCCATCAGCCTTGTATGATGATATGCCACAGAACCCTCTGACACATCCTGTAAAGGACGAGGAAGTCTTTCCAGTATAAGTAATGATCTCATCACCTATTTTTAAAAGTCCGTAGGATTCTGGAAATCCTTCAGTACCTGTTGGGGATTGTACTAAATCAACAGAAATAGTTGTATCACTTTCTGTAATGTCAGACTCCAGTATTACTGAGTCAGTTAAATTTGTTAATTCTTCAATCTTTACATATCGATCTATATTTTGAATAAGATCGACCGGTGCTCCCTGAAATTCTTGAGCAATATAGTATTGTTTTAAAAATTCAGCGATAAGAGGAAATTCATCCCTAACATAAGTAGGAAGCTGACTTTGAACTAAGTTATTAAACTGAACTCTTTTTTCTGCCATTTTATTATTCTATGAATTAGTATCCGCTACCGCTTGAAGACGATGTGGTTGTGTTAGATGTTACTGGAACATATGATGTTGATGATCCGTTAGCAGCTGATGTTGTAGAAGAGGTGACGTATGTAACCTCACCAGAACGAACCAAAGATCCGTTAGAGTAACTTGAAGAAGTCGTATAAGACGATGCTGAAGGATCAAGTCCAGATGATATGTTGTCAACAACCATTTCAAAATTGCTGTTATTAATATCTAGTTGCAAATACAAATCCTGTAATCCGATGACATCATTAGAATGTGGTACAGCAGAAAATTCAAGTATAGATTGCCCATCTTTTAATTTTGCTGCCTGAATAGTAATTGGATTCAAAGTGATAATTCCATTTACATAGTCAATAGTTCCAACATTTCTCTTCACTATTGTTGGAGTTGTGGAACTTTGAGTTGGAACAGAGAATAAAAATAGAGATCCAGAAGTTGCTCCAGTATTTGGAATATCGGAGATGTAAACTGGATTATCAATTCCACTTACAACGACTGGTGAAGACTTTATGTTGTATCCACTCATGCTTCCAACATGGAATTGATTACCAAAACCAATTGAATACTCCGCTAGAGTGTCTATTTGAACTCTAAGGTCTCTTCTAATAGAAATTGTGGTTATATTAGAAGTAACAGACTCATGACTATCATCAATTGTTTTCAAGAATTTGCTATATTTGAATCTAGCACCATATCTATTTAATTCACTTGATTCAGCATACTTATTGACGTTATTTTGAACTATACTTGAGACATAAGCACCATTTGGAGCTAAATTTGTGTCATAATAGATTTTTGAGTCAATTTCAACATACAAATACTTCAGATCTAGAATTTCTGGGACAATTCCAGCAACTGCATACTTTTTAAGTCTTAATTTGATGTTTTCTTTGGCAAGATTTGATAAAAAGTCACCAGTTCTTGGTTTAATACTGATAAAAACCTTTCCATATTGAGGAGGTACAAGTTCTTCTCCTCCAAATACTGTAATTGACTCAGTTTCTGGATAAATTTTTGATGGAATCAAACTTTCATAGTCATTTGCAGTCAATGCTCTGTTTTGAGTCGCATAAATTCTTGGAGCATAGTTTTTTACCGATGCAACAGACTCAATTGATTGTCCACCAGTCGATCCAGAGTCCGTTGTAAGGAGTGATATGCCAGAAGTTACAGAATATTCAATTCCATTCCTAACATAGGTCAATCTTCCCGCAAATGAGAAGTTACTTATCCCATTTGCACTATCTCCACTTGATGTAATGTAATTTACTTCAATGAAATTACCTTCTTCAAGTGTTTTTCCAAAAACTCCGTCACCAAAAATCAATTCATACTGCTCATTTTCAACTTCTTGTAGAAAATAGACTTTTGATTCGGATCCGATGGAAAATAAACTATCTTGCTTGCTATATTTTGTCCCAGTTGTTGATTGTTGGTTTGCTTTTACCGATACTGACAGCAATTCAGTATCAACACCAGTGTTTGGGAGAATAAATTTTTGATTTGGAACTCTTGAACTATATGTAAAGTTGCTTGTTAGTAAAGTTCCCTCATAAATGTCAATTCCATCAAAGAAAGCAACACCATCTCCAACAGCAACTGTAATGTCTTCTGGTATTGAGAAGACAAATGCTTGGTTGGCGAAGGTTCCAGCCGAAATTGCTACTGGACCCTTCTTCAAGGTGATTGTAGCGGGGGCTGGGCTTATGTTTGTTGCATCTACGAAGAAAGAAATCGTTGCATTAGATGCCTTTCTTGATCTCGGTACGTATCCAATATTTCTTGCAAGTGCAACAACATTCTCTCTCAATGTTGCACTATCAATGAAGACCTCATTTGCAACCATGTTGGCATTGTATGAGGTAATGTAGGTGTTGTATGCCAACACATCAAGAATCGTTGAGAGGTTAGATCCCTCAAAGTCATAGTCAGTAAAGTTTGAGTTTGACTTTAGATAATCTTTGAGTGTGTCTTTAACCTGGTTAAAATCCAGGTTAGAAAAGTTTACTAGTGGCATTGTTACCTAGATGGTTGCAAAACAAATTGTAATTCTTGTGTTGGAACATCAGCACCAATGATGTCATAAGTAATAACTACGTCAAAAGAGTTGTTGTCAAAGTCTGGAAAAGTTTCTACTTCTGTTAATCTTACTCTTGGTTCAAAATTTGTAATAGATTGACGAATTTCGTCTCTAATTACTGCTGCTGATATCTCATCAATGTTCTCAAAAAGAGATTGGGATATTCTTGACCCAAAATCTGGTTCGAAAGGTTTCTCTCCAGGAAGGGTAAACACAATATTTCTTATAGAGCGAGCAATTGCTCTCTCATTTTTAAGTGTAAGCACGTCATTATTCAGAGGACTACTCTGAAATGTCATGCTTACGTCTTTGAAAGATTGACTTACCCTTTCTAGAGGCATCGAACGCTAAAAATATAATAAATCTATCTTATTTATTCGGGATCTTTTACCTCATATAATGGTTCGGTGCCATATTCCCAATCATCATAGTCTACATCATTGCGAATTCTCTCATGAATCTCATTTTGATGGAAAAAATCGTGCTTTTTTGGTGTCAGATCATCATTTGAGATCTCACGAAGCATTTTCTGATGTTGATGATTTGCTAAATTATCCAAAAAATCACTATTTGGACGCATTGAACCATAATCTGTGACTAATTTAGAGGTTCCCCACATCTCTCTCATATAATCTCGGTTTCTATCGACGGGTGAGTTTGCCATTTTTGCTCCTGATTTGTTAAATCAGAACTTTTAGAGGGGTTGCTATCCCTATTCGGCATTAATACAGCGTGGATCGCAAGGATTTTGACCACAATTTGAACAATTTTCGCGTTCCTTAGCAGTTTTCCAGAAATATTCGTCCTCACGACCCATTCCAAGACGTTCAAATCCATTTTCAACACTATACCATTGAGTTGAAACCTTGAAATCTGGCATCTTTGGATCGACAGGAGTCAAACTATTGTCAAAAATACGCATTCTGTTGTTGGGATAGAGCGCATATTGACCATTATCTAGTTCGATAAGGTTATGTGACTTATGTTCAGCAGGATTTTCACTTGTTGCATAGTCAATTACATCACAATCTTGATGATAATTGTCTATTGTACAGATGTAAGTGCCTTTTTGTACTCCATGATCTCTTGTATATAGTTCAAAGTCCATTGAACCAATGACTTGTTTGTGAATTGATACAACACCATAATCCATACAATTCCAAAATTGTAGATTTGGAAGATTCATATCTGGATCAGGTATCTCTGGAGACGAGAGAAACGCGCTGATAGGTAACTTATCATACATTGCAGCATACTCTGGTAAATATGTCTCAAAATAAAAAGCGCGTCCAGGTATCGACTTACACGATACCCAAACGCCCTTGACAAATTCACCATGACCACTTTGATGATCAGTAAGGTATTCTTTACGAACCCAGACTTCAACTGATGGTAAATTACATATAAGTGCTGCCATGTTAAGTAAATATATCTTTACTTATTTACCCTGACCACGATACTTCTTTTTCTTCTTATTACGAGATGTCGCGGAAAGCAGAGTATTTACAGACCTTCCTTGACGAGTCTTCTTAGGACGACTCGGAACATAATTACCACCTTTCATAATAGCCATTAGACTTCCTCCATTTCAATAAGTTCAGATTCAATCTCTCCTTCATAATATTTTTCGGAGAGTTCTTGAAGAACCTCAGTACATTCTTCCATACTGAGGTTCATATAAATTTTACGCCCTCCATAGAGGATATTGTAAAATTTCTTAGACATTAGATAACACGAGTTTTTTCGTGACCAACCCTAATACGAGGGTCGCACCAGATATCAAACCCTGCTTCCTTTGCATCAAGACAGAATGAGACATCCTCACCACACATGTCCTGAACACTGCCGCTCTCAAAGACTTGCATCTTAGGAGCAAACCAAGGATATTCGAGGTTCTCAAAAACTCCGTGCTTGATCAGTACCCAACCAAAACCTGTATAATCTACAGTGAATGGCTTACGACGCTTAGAAATTGAATCGACAGTTTCGTGATTCATCACTCCACCATTCTTGCGGAAATCATCTTCCTCTAACCAGTGTGCGACAGATGTGGTGTGCCCATCTTCTGTGGCATACCAACCAGCAACTACCTCACGCTCTGTACCATCTTCACTCAGAGCAAGATCACAGAGTTGCCAGAACTT